AAAAATATATAACTAATATAATATAGTGTTATTAATTAATGTACAGAAAAAATAGATGTTATATTGGTCCCAACGACGGATTTCGAGAAGAAAATTATAATTCAAATCAAAGATGCACAAAATGTGGAAAAAATGATCATGATTATAAAATTTGTACAAACGCCATAATTAGTTTTGGTATAATTTTGTTAAAATTTGATATCGAAGACATAAAAAAATACTTCAAAGATCTGGAAAAAGAAAATGATAAAATAGATCTTAATGATAAAAGTCCAGGAATTAAAATAAAAAATAAAAAGGATATTTTGAATTTTTCTATATTTGGTGAAAAAATAAAATTTTTAATTATTAAAAGAAAACACACATTAGGTTATATAGAATTTATTAGAGGACGATATAAACCCAATGATATTGATGGGATAGTTTTTTTATTTCAACAGATGACCAAAGAGGAAATTAATAAAATTGGATCTTTATCTATTACAGAACTATGGGATAATTTTTGGATTGATCCAAATAAAAAACTACTATATGATAGAGAATATGGCAAAACAAAACAAAAATTCGAGAAATTAAAAAATGATGAAAACATTGATCTTAAATTAGATTTTTATGTTAAACATATTAATCCCTTTTGGAATGAGCCAGAATGGGGTTTCCCAAAAGGACGTAAAAACAAATTAGAAACAAATTTAGAATGTGCTATTAGAGAATTTGAAGAAGAAACAGGATTTAAACGTGAAGATTACACATTACTTGGAGGTATAAAACCAATAATCGAAGAGTTTGTTGGTACTAACGGTGTCAATTATAAACACATTTATTATGTCGCCTATGCTAATACTAACAAAGAACCATGTATTGATAAAAATAATCTTCATCAAATAAGTGAAATAGGTGATATTGGATATTATACATATAAAGATACTATTAACATGATTAGACCTTATCATGTTGAGAAAAAAAAAGCAATAACAAGTTTGTATGCTTTTGTTATTGAAAAAATCTTGACATCTATTAAATTGAATGACAAAAAAAAAATTGAAATAAATATATAAAATATAATAAATACATTTAATTATTATAAATAATGAGTGATCTATTCGTAAACATATCAAAATCTGACTCGAAAAAAGTCACTATTGATGAATTAATAGAGTATATAAATTTAAACTATACTAAAATGGGAGAACAAAAAAATCACATTAAAAATAATTATAATAAATATATTTTTAAAAATAATTTACAAACTAATAAATCATATTCAAATAATTCTGACCAAATTAAAAAGAGCAATAGTAATCTTTTATCCAAATCACTAACTCAAACCAATATTCTCTTTATTAGTAGTCAGGACAATTATGAACCACTACCAAAATTATCTGGTCAACTTAGTGACATATTTGAAAAATTTACTGACAAAATAACAAAATTTAATATAACTAAATTTTTTACTAATGATCATGGTCATAACAACATTTCATTATTTTCATCAGTATTGGCATGTATTAAAGAGGATTATCTTTCAATATCTAAAGAACAACAGTATAAATATATTGATTGTTTAATAACTAATATATTAAATAATTTATCAACAATTGAAATATTTAAAGAGTTAGAATATGATTTATTAGGTTGGAATAGTGTTGATATTATTAAAAATCTTAAAACATATACCCCATCAAATCAAATTATTAGAATATTAGCAGACTATTTTCATATTAATATATTAATAATTGATATAATTAATGATCAAGTTTATTCTACTAGTATTATTAATAGATTTAAAAAAACGATACTATTAATAAATGTTGACAAAAATTTTTATGAACCATGTTTTTATAAAACAATTAATAATAAAATAACAAAAATATATGATAACAATGATATTTTAATAAAATATTTATTTGATATTGAAAATTCAGTTGAAATATGTGACATCAAATATTTAGATAAAAATTCAAAAACAATTAAAATTAATGAGGATTACGAAGGAGATGATATTGATAAATATATTACTAAAATAAATAAACTCAAGAAAAAAAGGAATAGTCAACTAAGCAAAATTAAATACTCATTAGCAGAAAAAAGATTATTAAATCTAATGAATAGAGATAAATACAAAAATAGATGTAAAGAAGAAAGCACAAGCAGCACAACTGAAGTTATTGAATCCGTTTTAATAGATTCAGAACAAAAAGTCAGTGACAACACTAATCAATCTGATAGTATCACCGAAACTGATACTAGCAATAATAATAACGAAACCAATAATAACGAAACTGATAATAACATCAATATTGAAGACAATAACAATCGTGACTTTCTAAATGTCGTAAATATTTTGAAGGAAAAAAAATATTGTGAAAGAAAAATGAAATTAGATGAAATTCACGCTGATGCAAAAAAATTAAATATATCATTAACAGTATTAGGATCAAAAAATAATATGAAAAACAAAACTAAAAAAGAATTAATAAATGATATTAAACATTTTTTGTCAGGATATCCAAATTAATTTCATATTTTTTTATATAAATCACTTAATTTATTTTTATTAATTTTTAATAGATGAAAATTAATAAATAAATCATTTATAAATTAATATCAATATATATATATATACATGATAAATCTTGATGAGAAAATTACGACTTATTTGAACAAAAATTTATATGAATATCCAACCACATTGTGTCTCTTCATGAAACGTGATAATAATCCACAAGTTATTAACTATAATAATACTACTTTATATAATTACTTATTCGATCGATATAGATTTCACTGTCTGAATATACTTTCTTTTTATATTGGCACTAGGAATATTTATGTGAATTCTTTACTGAGATTTTTTGTAAATTCAAGAATATTTAATATTATAACAGATAAAACAAGTGATCAAATTTCATATAACAAAAAAATATTTGAGAATGAAGCATATAACAAAAAAATATTTGAGAATGAAGCATATAAAAATATGGAATTTGACATAATATTTAATCACAGTTTACAAAGTTTAGAATCAAATATGTTGTTTCTTGAAGATGCTCTCAAAAAATTAAAATCAGGAGGAATATGTATAATAGAGAATATACAATATGATGATATTGAAAATTATAAGAAATTATATAAATCATATGACATAAAAAATATTCATATTGTTTCAATTCCATATGAAATTAATAAATTTAATAATATATTGATTTCGCAAAAAAGTTAAAGTCATATATAAATAATATATAGTATATTCATATAAATGAATAAGTGTTATAACCCCGTTAATTTTGATGATTACTATTTTATTCCTTCAATAGATTCGCCTGGGTTCAATGTTGTTACTTGTAAAGATTTTCAAATAATTAAGATTATCGCTGATTCTATCAATGATTGTGTGGCATTTAACACTTTTGGACAATTGAAAAAAAATTTGGTTACCGAAAATAATTTTACATATGTGGCTCCAAAAATTTTCCAAAATAATGGATTATATGTAAAAATCGATTATATTAAAAAAAGAAAAACTATCAAACCTCCATTAAAATTCAAAAATTATACATTTTATGAAAATAAAGATTATTTTGGTGGTGACATATTTCACTGCAAAAACAAAACCATTAGAGAATTAAAAAAGGTCGCTGATAGCAATCCAAATTGTATTGCATTTAATACATATGGCTATTTTAAAAATACTATTAATTTAAAAAACCTGATTACTATCCCAAATGTTTATTCAAATCATCATACACAACCAGATGGTATTTACGTTAGGAATCCGGTTATTAATAGAAATATTACAATAAAACCTTTGTGGTACCTATTTGACGAGAATGATGAAAATCACTTGACAATTGATTATTTTAAAAAATTTTCGAATAATGGTAAATGGAATAATGTTGAATTTGTAAATTATGATGATGCAGATTGTTATATCATAATTGACAAACCATCCATTAATGATGATCATAATTCAGTCGTTAATAATTACTATAAATATGAAAAATACGAACCAGAAAAAACTATATTATTTAAAACTAATATTTGGAAAAATATCAATAATTATAATAATATATGGAATTTGCCAAATCGTAATGAATTTTTACAAATAAGAGAATTCCAGAATTTCGATTCACATATTTGGAATATAAATAAAACCTATAATGATTTAATCAATGACAACATAAACATAAAATCAAAAACGTGTGCAGTGATAATTAATTATATTAATGACAAAATTATTGACTTATTATTACATATTAAAAATAATGATAGTGAATTATTCTCAAAAATAAATATATTTGGTAATTTTGGCAATAAGTTATATATAAATGATAATAAAGATTATGATTATGATTATGATAAACTAAAAGATAAAGGTCTTGAATGTCAATTTGATTTTGATTATACTGATGTGTTATCAACACACAAATATATTCTTATTATTGAAGATAGATCAAATTTGTACATAAATACAAGATATAAAAATAAAATATTATGTATGTCATATGAGTCTCTAATCAATGATGCATTTTTATCAAATTGTTGCATATTTTATGCTGGATACCGAAAATTGGAAAATTTTAAAAATGCATATGTTAGATTAGATGAGAATAAATCTAATGAAAACTTACTAGATAATTATTATAAAATAATAAGAGATAATATTTCAAATGATATATATTCTACTCTTATTGACAATATTAAAAAAAGCAAAAATTTAATATTAACTAGTTTACAAATTTTTCCAACAATAGAAAAAATTATTAAAATTGCTAATGTTAAATCTCCCAGTGATCAATTGTTAAATACTTATTTTGATAAAATATTTGTTCTTAATTTAGATAAAGCATCAGATAGATGGGAATGTATGCAAAAAATATTTAAAGACATTCATATTACAAACTATGAAAGATTCCCAGCTGTATCTATTGATAAAATAGATTTTGATTCATTATCCGATAAAAACATTGTCAATACACTCAATAAATATGAATATGCATGTAAAATAAGTCACTACAATATGATTAAAGAAGCTATTAAAAGAGGATATAAAAATATTTTAATATTAGAAGATGATGTTGTAATACAAGACAAACATGTTGGGAAATTAAATTTAATGATGGATGAACTGATAACTGGAAATTATGAGTGGGATATTTTATACTTTTTTCATGGAAATGATAGTAAATATGGGAAATTTATTTCTAATTATATGATTAAAGTATTTTTTTCTTATTATACGATGTTTTATTCATTAAATTTGTCATCAATAGATAAAATGCTAAAATACATAACAAATAATTTAACTTATATTCCAATGCATGATCCAATAGATGATTTGTATATTCAATATTTCCAACAAAATTTTAAAGCCTATGCCTTTTACCCAAATGTAATAAGTGAAAATCTAAAATTTAATAGTCAAATTGCTATTGAAAAGAGAGCTTTTACCAAAATTGGAAAGAATTACAAAATAATTTTTATTTACAAAAAAGAAAATAGTGATCATAAAAATAAAATATTTGAAAAAGTTAAAAATGATAATTCTGCATATGATTTTCTGGAAGTAGAAGATCCAAATACTTTACATAATGAAATATGGAGTTATTTTCAAAAAGAGCCAGAAACATTTAGTTATACATTTGTGTATATTGATAATTTGGAATATTCGTTAGAAGAATATATGATTGCGAATAGACTTGTAAGCTCTTTTGTTCATATGAATTTTGTAATGATAGAATTTGTTGATTTAAAACCATTTTTTGATAATCTAGATTCAAAAAAAGAGGTTGTAGTAAATAAAATCAATAATTCAAATTATATTAAAAATAATAATGCAAATTATTTTCATTATTTAATTACTAGAAAAGGTGCTGTAAAACTATTGAAAATTTATGATATTTTCAAACCAAAAAGTTTTAATGATCTACTATCATTAGCATATGATGAAATAAATTTAAATTATTACGTTGCAGATTATAAATAAATATCAACTCAAACTAGTTAAATAAAGACAAAACACAATAAATTGATAATTTTATTTTTTAGTAAAGATATCAAAATGTTAACTATTCTGATATCAATTAATTGTGGTTAATTGGGTTGTATCAAGACCATAACAATTTTTATTTTGTAAAATACTATTAATAATGAAAAAAATAGCAGTTGTGTTTGGAGGTGCTAGTCCTGAACACCGCGAATCAATTAAATCAGCCATTATTTTGTATTTTAATATCAAAAAAATAATGAATAAATATAATTTTATATTTTATTATATAACAATCAATAATGAATTTGCAACAAAATCCGCATCAAACGCAATGATCACAGGCGAGTTATCAAAAGAAGCAAAAACAACATATAATTTCGATAAAAAATATATAAATAACGAAAGAGTATTAGAACTAAGATATGTTGATGTTATTTACAACTTAATGATGGGACCAAGCGGAGAAAATGGGAATATAATGGGCCTTGCTGATTTATTTAAAACACCAATTATCGGTTGTAATATTTTGTCATCAGCACTATGTTTAGACAAAAATCTCACAAAAAAATTAGCACAAAGTATTGGTGTCAAAACGTCAAAATATCTTTATATTGATAAAGAAGATAATATTAATGATATAATCCAAAAAATCGAAAAAAAAATTGGATTCCCATGTTTTGTCAAGCCAAATAATTTAGGAACGTGTTCAGGTGTATTTCGTGCCAAAAATGCTGAAGAATTTAAAACTAAATATTTAAAAATTATTAAAAAAAATTATAAAAGTAATAAATATTTAATTGAGGAATTTATTAAAAATAAAGAAGTGCGTATATTTATATTTGAAGATGACAAAAAAAATTTGATAATAAATGATAATTATGTTACCGAACTAAATTTCGATTGCATAGAAAATAAGAAAGATGTTAGTTTGTTTAATAGTTCCTATAATGAATTCTCACCATCATTAAGAAATAAAGTAATAAAAAATGCAATAAAATTATTCAACTTGTTTGATATTAAAGATTATGCCAGATTTGATTTTTTTATTGAAGATAAAACAAATGAAATATATTTTAACGAAATAAATACACAACCATTTTTTAGTGATAAAAACATTAAGTTAATGAAAAAGGATGGTTATCCATTTAGCAACTTTATCGAACTAATGATAAAAAAAAATCTAAAAGAATAATATTATCTGTGATACTAAAATTAAAGAAATACTTAATATTTTTTTAATTTTAAACAACAATATATGCATAACATTAAACAAAATATTACAATTTCCAAAACAATTGTAGTTTTAAATAATGCATATAAACTTTTGTATTTATCATTATAAATATTCTTACATTCTTCATCTTTATTTACAAAAACCAAAATTATTATACTCCAAATTATAAGCCCAATTAATAAAATTAGTCTAATTATATTTTCAATCATTATTTTATTATTTTTTTTACTCTCCGTGTCAAGTAAACTTCTTGATATTTCTGTAATATCATGTACGTCTAAACATTTTTTCACATATTTAACTACATATAAAAATGTAATTAATGCTAATAGGACGGTAAACGTTAATATATGAATCCATACGTAGTTACATTCCGTTATTGCGCCAACAGAATCAGCTAATATTACAATAACAGGCACATAGTAACATAATTCAAAAAAAACAATCCATGAAATAATAATATATTCACAACACAAGGATATAAGTCTTCCCATCAAATATATTAATATCGTGAATCACAATAGAATTACCATAACATTACAAATTCAATTTTTTGTGATTATCGATCATGAATTGGCAAACTAACAAATTAACTAATTAATTGGTCAATTGGTTAATTAAATAATCCAATAATTACTACAAAGTCGCGACAATAACAAAATATTAAATTTGATGACGATATATTGGTAGATTTATACATTGATAAATTGATAAATTATCAAATTGACAAATTGGCAAATTGATAAATTAATTAATTGACAAATTATCAAATTGACAAATTGACAAATTGATATAATAGTTAGTTTAACCTGAAAACATAATATAAGTATCAAATAATGTTATGGTGGGATTAGCAAATTGCCAAATTGACAAATTATCAAATTATCAAATTGGCAAATTGATTAATTGATAAATTGTCAATTTGGCAACTTGATTAATTGATAAATTGGTAAATTAATATAATAGTTTAATCTGAAAACATAATATAAGTATCAAATAATCAAATTGCCAAATTGACAAATTATCAAATTATCAAATTGGCAACTTGATTAATTGATAAATTGGTAAATTAATATAATAGTTTAATCTGAAAACATAATATAAGTATCAAATAATCAAATTGCCAAATTGACAAATTATCAAATTATCAAATTGGCAAATTGATTAATTGATAAATTG